CAGTACTCGTAGGATACAAGGGTTCATCGGAAACTGACGCAGCAGCATTCTACTGCCCATACATTCCGTTGATGTCTTCTGGCGTTGTTCTTGATCCGTCAACATTCGAACCGGTCGTTTCGTTCATGACGAGATATGGCTACATAGAATTGACGAACACCGCGAGCAGTTTCGGTAATGCTGCCGATTATGTCGGCGAGATTGCAGTTCAGAACCTTACATTCCAATAGATCACGTTACAGTGATAACTATTAGATAGTTATAGACGGTGGAAAAGGGGACAGAAATGTCCCCTTTTCTATTGCTTTTTGTTCCGTTATGATAAATAATATTACTGAAAGGTGATATTATGTTCAAAGAAAATAAATATACTAACGTGTATAACAAGTTAATAGAACGCTCCGTTGCAAGAAACTGGAAAAAAGCGCCGGGTAGGGAACGCCATCATATCATTCCGCAATCATTGGGTGGATCAAACGACAAGAGTAACTTAACTTATCTGTCTGCCCGAGAACACTTCATTTGTCATTGGCTATTGATCAAGATGACAGAAGGTGAAGCAAGAAGTAAAATGCTATACGCATTAATGGGAATGCGAGCAATGAGCGAAAATCATCAACGATACTCTTCATCGGTAACCTCTCGTGTGTATGAAAAATATAGAATAGAACATGCGCTGAATCATTCAACGACTATGAAGCAAAAAAACTTAGTTCCTTGGAACAAGGGAGGCGTAGAAATAACTGATGAACACAGAGCAAATCTAGTACGTGCTGCAAAAAACAGAAAGATAGATCCTATTAAACAAGCTGAGGGTCAGCTAAAAAGAATCGCCAAAGTAACTGGACAAAAGCGTACTACAGAAACTTGTTTAAAAATGTCTCTTGCAAGCAAAGGCAAACCTAAGGGACCAATGAGCGAAGAACAAAAGATAAAACGTTCAATAAAGCAAAAAGGTGTATCTAAACCAGAAGGATTCGGTGATAAAGTTGCTGTTAGGATGAAAGAAGAGTTCTCAAAAAATAATCCTAATAACAGAGAAGACTTAAAGAAAACTTGCCCACATTGTCATAAAACTTTTGGTCCCAGTAACTATTCTCGTTGGCACGGTAGTAACTGTAAAGAACTATAAATACAACAATGAACAAGAAATTACCATTATGGAAAAACCGACCGATTTCCGAAAATGCACAACCTATCTCAAACGAGGAATTGGCTACCAGAGTGCAACAGCATCATGCTAACTGTGTATCGATGATGAAAAAAATTAAAAAAATTCACAAATGAAAATAAGTGATTTGCTAGTTGAATCTATGGATTCTATTGCTACCTATCTTGCCATTTTAGGACATGATATTGTTTATTATGAGAATGGTTGCTCTGCAATCAAAGAACAACGATAAATATAATATCGGAGTTTAACAATGAGTGCAGACCTATTTAGAAAATACGTTGATATCATCAATGAGAACAGCAAACCTACGCCTGATGATAAAGAAACTCTGACAATCAATAAATTAGAAAAGCTTGCTCCTTCTTTAGTACGACTAGAAAAAACCAACCCAAAACATCCAGCAGTTGTATATGCAATGTCAAGAAATCTTACTCCATTTGCTAAACAGCATATATTTGTAGCTGATAACCTTAAATCTTGGGCAAATGATAAATTAACACGATATATGAATGTCCCCGATCTGCGAGTAGAAGGTGCCTATCTGTTGATTCCGTACGTTGATAAAACTGGAATTGTCACTGCTATAAAATGCCGAGCAGTTGACCCGGATGCAAAGACTCGTTATTTAGCACTAAATACCTCTTCAGACCGAAAAAAACCAAATATTTTTGGGTTATCTAAAATAGATCCTAAAAAGAAAATCTATGTCCTAGAAGGTGAGATTGATTCAGCATTTATACCAAATGCTATTGGTATGTCCGGCGGCGGTGACATAACGTTAAATCTCAAATATTTGCCTTACCCTAAGCAACAATACATCATTGTATATGACAATGAACTTGACAAAGCAACTACAGTCGCTAAGATGGTTCAATCTATCCTTAGCCATTACAATATTTGCATATGGCCAAAAGAGATGGAAAAATACGAAGATGTCAATGACATGATTAACGCAGGATACACTGTTGCCGATATCGTGAAGACTATAAACAACAACACATTTGCAGGAAGTGCAGCGATTGATGTCCTAAAGCAAAGAAAAGCTAGTTTAAAGACACCAAACTCCGGAGACATTTGGACCAGAGTAACTGAAGAACAAGTAGATGAATACGTTTCAAAACAGAAACAAACTACTAAACCTATTCCCGAACTTGACAAATTTTTAACAGACTTGTATCCGTTGAAGTCTTCTCTAAACCCAGAGTTTTGGACATCAACACAGGAGCTAAAACCTAACATTCAAAAAGCAATGCTTACGTGGGCTGATCGGTTCATCAAAGAAATGCGAATAAACAAAGCTAGGGTTGTCGATATTCAGTTCAAGGGTTCTTTAGCAAACTACGTATACCACGATATGTCTGATGTTGATGTTCATATCATTGTTGATCGTGATCCGACAAATGCCGAGATGGCAGGTATTTTAGAAAAGCAACGCAAGTACTTCAATGATACTAACAATTACACTATTTTTGGATATCCTGTTGAATTTTTTATTAAGCCAGTAACTGCGGTTCATTCTTCTGATGCCGTATATTCTGTCCTTAAAGGTGATTGGATTAGGAAACCGAATCCTGATAAAAATAAAGAAATAGATAATATCAAAAAATATTTTATTCCATGGTATAATTCAATACTAGAGGCATATAATAGTACACTCGACAAAACGCAGGACAAGGAGCAAGCAATGAACGCTGCACTCAAATCTTTTGCACTTGTTCAAAATAAACGAAACGAAGTTCTAGATGGTTCGCCTGGTGCAGAATATAAGCCAGAAAATTTAGCCTTCAAAGCTATCAAAAGGACAAAATTATTTTTGTTTCTACAGACAGAAAAAAGAAGATTTGATCTTGAGAAACAGACACTAAAATGACAACTGTAAAGAACTATAAATACATCTATGCGAATCATAGAAATACTCACTGAAAGCAAAGCGATATCATTGGCGATGAAAGCCTATGCAAACTTGTCAAGTGCAGCACGGTATGCTATTGATTCTTGGGAAGCAGCAAACTGGCATACTGGTAGCTTAGCCAAACACATCGAAGCCAATGACGATATCGCACAAGAGATAGAAACAGCATTCCAGCCTGTGCGTGATTCTATTCCCGGTGATACGATCATGTTGTATCGAGGCATCATCCCAATTCAAAATTATGATGATTGGAAAAATCGGACTTTAGAATCTTGGACATCGGACAAGCGTGTTGCAGAATACTTTGCCGGGCTTCGTTATCGACAGACATCCAAAGAAAGACACCTGTATAAAATACTCTCAAACAACGAGATCGATGACATAGTACGAAAGTATGAGAAGACTGGGTTCGTTAGATTCAACAACCAGTATTATCTTAGAAATAAAGAAAATCCAAAATATTACCATATCTATGATAAAGATAAACAGTATCTCACTGACGGAGATGATCTGCGTGAACACATTGAAGATGAGATGAGCTGGCGAAAAGAGTATAATGCCGAAAAGCTTGGACAAGCTCAAGTTTTTGCAGAACCGATCGACAAGAATAAGATCGTTTGGATCACTAATAACTTGAATTCGAAAGAATTTATCGTCCGTGCGAAGTAGTTTTATATAAATACGCATACAGGGTATTTGGCAGGATGAACACACTCACACTATATATTTACAACATATTAATTGCCTCAGATCAACTACTGAATACCATCTTTGGCGGCAACCCAGATGACACATTGTCATCTCGATTAGGCAAAGATAGAGATCGTGGACATGTTGTTGGTTGCGTGTTATGCAAGTTTCTCGACATTTTTGAAAATGATCATTGTACTAAATCCATAGAACGAAATCGAGTAAGGCATATTAGACGATATGACAAACCAAATTAAAGATAACGAAGTCATCGAAGTACTAGAAGACGGTACTATCTACTACTTTGACCTCGACATCTGTGAACAAGAAGCAGATTCTGTGATAGAAAGTCTAGTTGAGAAACAATCTACTGTCACTAACTATGATTTTCATGCTACCATATTCAACTTGTTTCTGAAATCTATCTATATACTGTCTGAAGCAGGATGGAACCCTGAAGAATTACTAGAAGAAGTATTGATTCACACCAATGGGTTAGAAGAAGACGAAGATTAAGATATTTTAGCCATCCGTTGCCCGAAACGTAAAACATTGATAAATACTCAATAACACTATGGGCGTTTATGATGGCAGCAGAGTATTTTAATTCATTGGGCGGTTATTCGGCGGGTATACCACCTGTTCCGGTTGTCGATGCTAATGGCAATGTGATTACTAACGTCAATACGAATGGCAATGTGTTTGCTAATGTTATCTATGCTACCTATTATAGGTTTGCTAACGGTCAACCTTTTAATTCTAGTCCTGGTGGAAACAACACCCAGCTACAGTATAACAATAACGGTTCTTTTGCTGGGATACCCAATGTTACTTGGAACGGCAACATACTTAATCTTGGTACTGTTGACAAGCTATCAATTGGCGGCGGTCTAAACGGGTACTTCTTGCAGACTGATGGTACCGGGAATCTTACTTGGGCCCCTGCCGGTAATGGTGGCGGTGGCAACGGCAGTCCAGGTGGATCAAATGCACAAGTTCAGTTTAATGATGAAGGCAATTTTGGTGGTGATGCCGGATTCGTATATAACAAAACCACAGACATACTTTCAGTAAACAATGTTACCGTATCGGCAAATGTTACTGCTAATAAAGTTTATGCTACGGGAAATATTACTGCAAACTATTTTGTAGGTAACGGTAGTCAGTTAACTGGCATATTAGTAAACTCTGCAAATTATGTTAGCCAACCCGTTCAAGCAAACATCACTTCATTGGGTACACTAACGTCGTTAAATGTTGCGGGCAATATTTCTTTCGCGAGTTCAGGAAACGTTTCGCTAGGATCAGTATCTAACATTCATATTAGCGGCGGGCTAACCGGATATGTATTGACGACTGATGGTACAGGTAATCTTTCTTGGGAGTCGGCGGGCGGTGGGTCCGGATCACCAGGCGGATCAAATACGCAGCTTCAATTTAATGACGGCGGCTCTTTTGGTGGTTCTGCTGCGTTTACCTTTAATAAGGTATCAAATGCAGTAGTGTTGACGGGCAACATCACTACTAAAAACTTAACTTCTAATAGCCAAACAGTTTATGGAAATGTCAACATATCAGGAAATGCTACTGCGGGTTATTATTTTGGCGATGGTAGTTATCTAACCAACGTGCAATCTGATGTTGCAAATTATGTAGCTCAACCTGCGCAGTCAAACATTACGTCTTTAGGGACACTTACCTCGTTAAATGTTACTGGAAATATAATAACGTCTCAGTATGTAAGTGCAGCACAGATACAAACTTCAGGAAATGCAAACGTAGGAACGCTCAGAGTATCTTCTAGTGCTAGCATAACAGGACAACTGACTGCAAATGGTATAATATCATTTACTGCTTCTCCTAATGTTAGTTTGGGGTCAGTGGCAAATGTACGTATCTCCGGTGGTCTTAATGGTTATGTACTATCTACTGACGGGCTAGGAACGCTGAGTTGGCAGCCGCAAGGCGGAGGCGGAGGAGGCGCTCCGGGAGGCTCTAATACCCAGATTCAATTTAATAACTCAGGTGTGTTTGCAGGAAGTCCATTTTTTACATTCGATGATGCAACCGACACCGTACAAGTAGGTGGGCAACTTATTGCTAATTCGATGCAAATAGGTTCCGGTGCATATAAGTTTGCGTCTTCTTTTGTGTATTTTGCAACCACTGCATCAACATCAAGGCAAGTTATTTACTCAATTCCAGTTTCAGAATGTTCAGGTGCAGAGTTCGATATCATCGGCACTAATTCTATCGGGCAACAGAGACAGTCAGTGAAAATCTCATCAGTATACTATGCTGGAATAGTGCAATACAATGAATATGCAGGATTGTACATTAATGGAGGAGTAGGGTCATTCGAGGTAAGTTATAATCCAGGTAATATTCTCGTACCTCCCTCATTAGATTTGGCTGTAACTCCAGATTCTGCCAATAACACAGTTTATAAAATGTGGATAACCATACTTGCACCTTAGACCCAAAATGATAAATACTATATAGGAACAAAACATGGCGATTAAACTCTTTAACTCAGTAGCAGGTTTTTCGGTCGGTGAAACGCCAGCAAACATCATTTTAGCAAATGGTGATATCACGACGAACAATATCACTACTACTGGGGTAGCTAACCTTAACGCTATCGGTAACGTCAAGATTACCGGCGGAACGGCCGGGCAAGCGATCACAACAGACGGCGCCGGCAATCTGTCCTTTTCAACTATCGCGAGCGGCACCCTTTCTAACGGTACTTCTAACATACAAGTTCTAAACAGTGCGAACATTACATTCAGTAGTGCTGGCAGCGCAAACGTTATGGTCATCACTTCGACAGGCGCCAACGTAACAGGTACATTGAACACTGGTACTGGCAACGCGAACGTTGGTAATTTGGGCACCGCACAAGTACTCGCAACTGCAAACATAACTACACCCCAAATCATTGCTAATATCGCGCAAGGTACTGCTCCTTTTCTAGTTAACTCAAATACTGTAGTCGCAAATCTCAATGCTGACTTGCTTGATGGATATAATACTGCTACTGCAAATACAGCTAATACAGTTGCGGTTCGTGATACTAACGGTAATTTATCTGCTAACTTCTTTATTGGTAACGGTTCGCAGTTAACTGGCATTATTACTTCGGTGTCAAATGTATCCAATGGCAACTCAAATGTTAATATTCCAGCCGCAAATGGCAATGTCAACATTAGTGCTGTAGGTAATGCTAATATTCTTGTTGTGACTGGTACAGGTGCAAACATTGCCGGTACCCTAAATACTACAGGTAACAGTAACGTTGGTAATTTGGGTACTGCACAAGTACTCGCTACTGCAAACATAACCGCACCCCAACTCATCTCTAACATAGCAACTGGTACTGCTCCATTCGTAGTGACTTCAACTACACAAGTAGCAAATCTAAGTGTAGCTACTGCCGGTACTGCAACAAGTGCAACCACAGCAGGCACTGTAACAACTGCGGCACAGCCAAACATCACTTCAGTGGGTACATTAACTGGATTGGGTGTAAATGGTACAGTAACAGCAGTTGCATTCACCGCGAATACAGGAGTATTTACGGGTAATGGTAGTGGACTAAGTGCAATTTCAGGTGCGAACGTAACCGGTACTGTTTCAAGTGCAACTACGGCAGGCACTGTAACAACTGCGGCACAACCAAATATCACAAGCGTTGGTACATTAACAACTGCAACAATCACAACTGGTAACATCACTACAATCAATAGCGGATTATTGCAGAACGGCAACTCAAATATAACTCTTACTGCAAATGGAAATGTTTCTATCCAGGCAGCCGGCAGTACTGTTGAATTAGTAGTTACTAGCACAGGTGTCAACGTAGCCGGTACATTAAATGCAACCGGTAACAGTAACGTTGGTAATTTGGGTACTGCACAAGTACTCGCTACTGCAAACATAACCGCACCCCAACTCATCTCTAA